TGAATAATAAATCTATGCAAAGTCGCGGGACTTGGCTGAAAATTTTATCGTATTCATCTTGCTTTATCATATTATAATATAATTTTCTGTTTAGTATGCGGATAGCATAGCAATCGAAGCCAAGCCCGAGTGGTTACGGACCGCAATCCTTAGCAGGGATGCCCTCTACCTTAGAGGTTTACTATCCAATTATTATTGTTTTTTTTAAGCTTTCTATCCGTTGTTTGCCTTATTTAACTATTTTCGGATAAGGTAATATTTTATATTTAGATTCCAAAGTTAGTTTCATTTCTTTTTTTTGTTTTTTATTACCTAATAACTGAAAATATCTATATTTATCTCCTTGTAAAATAACCTTTACGTTATCTACGCCGAATAACTCTTGAATCTTTACTAACGATCCTGTCCCAAATTTATTAAAACAATTTTTCCTATGAAACAACTTACCGTTTATTTCATATTCTTTATCACCTTTTGATATTCCGCAGTAAATCCAATTAGTCGCCTGATAGACATAGCCGCAATGGTTATGCAAGGAATCTGCATAAGAAACTAACGCCAACGGTCTTGGCAGTAATTTTAATGAATTGCCAATTAGGAAAGACGATAAGTTCTTAATATTATCTTTTAAGCATAATCGGTTCAATTCTAAACAGCTAAAATTGCCTAATGAATTTAAATTGTTGTTCGCTGGAACGCCATAGGTTATTACCCCTAATAAATCGTTGTCGTAAAAAGCGCCGAATGCAAATTTTACATGAGGCATTCTTTTTGCATAATGTATTTGCAACAAGAATGGCTTGCAATCGTTTCTGCTGATAAGTCTAATATCTATGTTCTTAAAAATTGTCATCTTTAGTAAGAAAACTAAATATATGAGCAATTACGTCTACTGTCCAGCCATTGCCCAATGCTTTATATCTTTGCGTATTACTAATTCTATTAGTATAATCGTCTGGTAATGTTTGAAGCCTTTCACACTCTATAGGCGAAGGCATTCTATAGCAATCTATTTCCTTGCACCATCTAGGAGCGAATTGAAAGCCCCATAGACGGGACAACTCTGTAGTTAAGGTTGGGGACTTTGAAGTATTTTTATTATTTTTTAATTTCGAATCTTGGTATCTTTTAATTGAGGCCGTTGCTTTTTCGCTCAAAAAATGCTTTTTAATTTTTTCTTGATCTGACTCAAGAATATCTTTAAGAACTATTCCCTTATCTTCTGGCTGAGTTATTTTGGAGATATTTGTCCAATAATTTCTGACTCTGTTTTGCGAACTTACCAAAGAGCTGTTAATCTTTATGGGTTCTACGCCCAACGTAGAAGAAATTACATCTTGCCATTTTTTTGACATCTTTACGTTTTCTAGCAAAAAATAATCTGGCTTGGCTTGCTTGAGTATTCTAACGTATTCCCAAAATAAATAAGACTGACCTTCAAACTTAAAGTTGTTTTCTTTTAATTCTAAATATTGTTCAAGTGTAGTAATTTCAACATTATCTACTGTTGTCATTCCATTTTGTTTTCCCGAAAAAGAAAAAGACTGGCACGGGCTTCCTCCTTGCAAAAGGTTAATTTTAGGTAAGTAATCGGGCTTAAGTTCGATTACGCTACCTAGTTGGATTGTGTTAGGATAATTATGTTGCGTGACTTGATTTGCGTGTTTGTCGATTTCACTAGCAAAATATTTGTTTACTTTAATTCCCGCGCGTTCAAGAGCGATTTGCCCACATGAAATACCATCAAATAAACTTAATACATTCATTTTATTCATTATCAATTAATCTTTTCTGTTGAAATAATCTAAATTATTCATCATTACTTTTCTAATAGTTGCCAGAACCTATCGTTGATTAGCTCTTGTTGTTTTTTATCGCTAATTTCTCCATTGCCTACGCGATGGGCATAACTCTACTTATCTACATTATCCAATAGCTTATCCAATCTGTTCTTGTTAATAGGAAGAATTTTGTCACTAAAAAAAACAAAACAAAGATTTATTTCGTGAAGAAGTGATTCGTATTTTTGTATTTTTTGTTTTTGCGTTGGAGGCTTTACCATTTGTTATTATCATAGCAAACGCTCGATACGTTGTCAATTTTTATTTAAAATTTGTTTTACGCCTCGCAACTAACGCAATGATTCAACTTTCTTGCTAATTCTTGTGCAGGATTGGCCCCGCGCTGATAATAAAAAGTTTTAATTCCCAATCTCCAGCCCTCAATCAACAGGGCGTTAATATCCCGAGGCTCTGCATCCGAAGGAATCATTAGATTGAGCGATTGACCTTGATCAATATACTTTTGACGTTGCGCGGCTTGTATAACAATTTCCTTTTGGCTGATTTCCCCAAAGGTCTTAAAAGTATTCTTTTCGATTTCCAAAAGAAATTCCAAGTGCTGCACCGAGCCGCCTTTTACTAGAATTGACTTCCAAGTGCCTTCGTCGTTCTTGTTGTATTTCTTTAATACTTCTTTTAAAAAAGGGTTTTTGTAAGTAAAATTTCCTTTGGCCAGCTTTTTAACAAAATAATTACTATTCATTGGTTCGATTCCTTGTGAAACCCCGCCAAAAATAAAAGAAGATGAAGTTGTTGGCGCGATTGCCATTTGCGTTACGTTGCGCAAACCATATCCTTTTAATAGTTCTGGTTCGCCAAACATCACGGCTAGATCTTTTGAGGCCTGTAAACACTTGTCTCTCAACAATTTAAATATTTCCACATTCTTGATTTTGGCTTCCATTGATTCGAATGGAATTGATTTTGACTGCAAATAGCTGTGCCAACCTAAAACGCCTAGCCCTAAAGCCCTTTGAGAAACAGCAAATTTTCTTGAACATTCCATGTGTTGAACGCCTGTTGTTTTTTCAATAAATTCAGACATCACAGCGTCTAAAAAATAAATAAGTGTTTCTACAGCATCAGTGTCTTTCCATTCTTCATAGCTCAAAAGATTCATTGACGAAAGGTTGCATACAAACGATTCGTCTTCATCTGTGCTTAAAAAAATCTCCGCGCAATTGTGCGTTACGAATCCGTTGCAAACCCAAAGGTGTTCTTTTGAATCAACTGTGGTGCAATAAACATCTTCTTTTCCTTCATAACTAATCGAGGTTATTTTGTGGAATTTCTTGGCGTCGAGTTCATTGCCTATGATGAGCCTCCAGCAGTCTTTTGTTTTGCGTTCTGAGCGGTCGCTCTTGCTGTTAGGCAAAAGAGTCCTTAATATTTTGATAGATGTTTTTACTCCAAGGTTGCTTAGAAGCAACTGGATTTCTTTTAACCACTCAACGTTAGTAGAAGAAATGTAGGGTTGAATTGCCTTGCCGTTAGACTTGCCAATGAGAACAGAGTTTTTTACATAAAAAAGACCCCTTATGTATTGCCAAACGGTTTCTTCGTCAGATTGCCAAATCCAGCTTGGAACGTGTTCTTTTGTTTCGTTCCTTAGTCGCTTGCCCAATAAAAAAGCTTCGGCTGGCATCTTTTTCTTTCCAAAAATGCCTTTTGCAGTTTGAACAGCAACAAAATCACCAACTTTTAAATTTTTAACTTCTGTATTTTCTGTGGTTATTACCTGTGCTTCTCCAACATTTTGTTTTTTGTTGATGAATTTCACTAACTTATGATATCCAGTTACTTTATGCTCCATACCGTTACTCAAACAAACTTTGTAAACATCGGCATTTCTTTCAACCAAAGTCATTGGTTCTGCACCAACAATGTTTTTATTGTCAAATAATTGTAACTCGCCGCCAATTTCACAAAGCTCTTTGGCGGTTAACATTCCGTGCTGCGATACGACTCTTTGGTCGCCAGTAACACAAAGTTGACTCGAATGAATAGTCTTGCCCTTATCTTTGTAAACTTGCGGCGCATTATTATTAGCCGTGTCAGTAAAGAAAATATATGGATATCCAGTCTCACTTCTTTTTTCTAAAATCTTTCCCCAAATTTTTCTTTTTGGCTTGTCTCCACCAATCATTTCTTCCATCCAGTTATCAGTAATGGTAACTCCCAAACTAATGTTTTGAATTGGGTGGCCTTCGCCTCTTATTTGTAAAAATTCTAAAATGTCTGGATGCTCTACCGGAAGATACGCTGCAAATGAACCCCTGCGAACTCCGCCCTGACTAATCACATCTGTAACTGTTTCAAAGATTTGCATGAATCTAACTGGTCCGTCTGTTGCGCCACCAGTAGAAATAACAGAACCTCTTGACCTTACTTTTCCAAAGAATCCTGCTGTGCCGCCCCCGCTCTTACTCATAATGCCAACCTCAGATGCTTTGTTTAGAATCCCCGCAGTATTGTCAGGAACAAGCACGCTGAAACAACTAATTGGCAACCCTCTTTTTTTGCCAAAGTTTGATACGATAGGCGAAGATAAAGAATAATACCCCAAAGAAAGATAATTTTCAAATTTTTCTGCAAACCCTTTTATCCCTAGTGATTTTTCTGCTGACATTGCAATATTAGAAAATCTTTCAATAGCATCTTCGTCTTGTTCTAAGTAACCGTTGGCTAAAAATTGTTTACTTGCGCTGTTAAGCCATTTGTATTTTTCGTTTTGCATTATTAAAATAAACTGTTTTCGTCGAAACTTTTTGATTTCTTAGAGTATTCGGTGGGGCGACCAAAGAAAAAGTCGCTGTGATTGTTGCCAAGTATTTGTTCGTCGAACCAAGAAGTTTTGGCTAACAACTGCGAATCAATATCAAACATTGCAGAATACCCAATTTTAACCAAGCTTTCATTCAAGCGGTTTTTAATGAAGTTTTTAAGTAGTTCCGAATTTAGTCCATCCTCGTTATATCCATTAACAATCCACTCAATGATTTTAAACTCATACTCGATTGCCTCTTGGCATTCTGAACGAATCTTAATCTCTAATTCTTCGTCAAAAAGCTCTGGATGCTCTTCTCTAATGGTATTGATAATTTTTGCCCCAGCTTCAAAGTGCAAGTTTTCTTCTCTCGATGTGTAATCTACCTGCTTGTCTGTGTCCTTTAGAACGTTTTTGAATCTTCCAAACCACATTATAGTATAAAACTGAGAAAAAAGCGCAAGATTTTCAATAAAAATAGAAAAAAGAATTATTGAATAAACAAACTGTTTTTTATTATCAGCATGAAATTTGTGCAAATGCTTTTTGAGATATCCAACTCGGCCTTGTATAATATCTTGCTTTAAAAGATCGTCAAATGCTTGTTCTAATCCTAGTTTTTCCAACAAGCTTTCGTAGCTATCTCCATGTATAACTTCTTGCGAGGCAAATACAAAGCCCAAGTCGTATAGCGAAGGATGTGGACAATTATCCCCTAGTTTGCTCCAAAACTTTTTCACGCTAATCTCTAGCTGGCCTATTGTAGAAAGTGCCCGCACTACAATCTGCCTTTCCTGTTCTGTTAATTTAACTAAAAAGTCTTGAACGTCACTTTGAAAATTAAATTCTCTGTGCGTCCAAAATCCGTTTTGTGCTGCCTCGATAAATTGCTGCGTCCAAGGGTAATTGTCGGGTTTTCTACTAATCTGTTCTTCAAAAATCATATTTATATTTCTCTTTTTTCGTGCTGTATTCTATTTTACATACTTATTTGCAGCAAGCCATAAGGAAAAAATATTCCTAGCAACAGACGAAAAAAACTGTATTAGATAGCTGCGTGGCCTTCTGGAAACGTGAATCTGCTCGTGCCTTTATCCTGATCCAAATCTAACTCTAGCTGGTCATCGTTGGACGTTGAGCGAGAAATTCCAATGTATGAAATGTTTCCGCTTTCGTCTTCGTTGAGTTCTAAGATCAACGGTTTGCTTTTTAGCCTTGGGTCTTGCGGCGAAACCTTAATGTCTAGGTTTTTAAACCTGTATAGCAAAACTATTGCTGCAATACTACCCCTAATTAGCTCAAATAAAGACTTGATGCGCCAAAATATACTTATTTTATTTTTCGGCTTAACTTCGGCTTTGTTTTTTGGCGAATGATCGCTTATCCACTCTTGCATGTTTTTGTATTTTTTCATAATTTTAAAATTTAGGACAACCCTTGTATGCTAATTCTACGATTTGTCCGTCTCCGGGTTTCCAGCCTAATTGTTCTGCTGTATCGGCGGTTCGAACAATATCTCCTTGTTCATTAGTGATTCCGTAATACTTTCGAGGAAACTTTGCGAAACACACGTAGTATTCTTTTCCGAGTTTGTTTTTATGTCCCGGAAACTTAGAATATCCGCATTGCGCTCGACCGCCAAACGGAGCACCTTTGGGCAAGTAGCCTAAGTCTGCGGCAAAGTTAGCACTAGCTTTGTTTTCATCAAAATTTGTGAGCAAACCATACATGTATACTAAGTATTGTTCAAAACCCCAAAGCTGTTCGTCTGAAAACTCATAACAGCTAAATGGTTCATCGGGAAATCTTAGGTTTACAAAAACCGCCTTGGATTGTTTGCCGCGAACTTTTAAGCACCAAAGGGCATAACAAAGAGCTTGTGTTTTGTGGTCGTCAATAGACTGACTGCTTTTGTAATCTATGATTAGGAATTTATCATTTACTTCGTCGTGAACGAGTTTGTCGATGTATCCAACCAAAGCATATTCTGGAGTTTCAATTAGAATTTCCTGTTCAGCAGACAGCGTTTGCATTCCTTCGTTGTAGAAATCGCTGGTTAATGCCATAACGATCATTGTTCTAACCAAGTCCCTGTTGTTTTGATTTTTGTTATCAAAATCTCCTAATTGGTATTTTCTAAACTGTTTCTCTAGGAACCTGTTAATAACTGGAACTAGAAAGGGGTTTCCAGCGTCTACGATGCTCTGTGTGAGCTTTTTGCAGCCAGAACGTAGAAATCTCTTAGTAAGGCATTCGAAGAGCGTGTGGTTAATGCTGCCTCTGTTGCTTCCATCGTTACCTTCGTCGGGTAAGCGAAGATGTTTTTTAGCAAAATACTGCCAACTGCAAGAAGAATAACTCTTGAGTGTTGATGCGCTTAGTCTAAATCGGTTGTTCGTTGTTTTCAATTTCATCTTTGTTTTCTGCTTTCCGTTTTAGTATCCTCAAATCTTCAAAAAAATATCCCGTAAAATCAGGATAGATTTCCCAAAGCATTCCTGAGTTTTTCAACCTATCGTATTCTTCTCTGTTCATTGTTTTTTGATTGGGCAAGCGCAGTGCTCATACAGGTTGCAGAAAATGCAACTTCTTCCGCCGTTTAGGTAAAGGTCTGGACGAAAACAAGAGCTTGCTGTTTCGGCTTTTAATACTTCAATATTCTTTAGCAGGGTAATTGTTTTTACTTTTTTTGTTTTTGGCGACTCGTAACTCTCAAGAAATTTAAGCGACTCGGCTTTTCTGTTGGGATTTTTTTTACGCCTTTCTGCTGCGATTGCTGGCCTAGTTTTTTTCGCCTCACTCATTTTAGGTCAATTTTTTTATTTCGAGCGAAGGCAGCGAGATATGAAATAGCTCTTTGCCGCCATCCTTGATGTATAAATCTGTCATGTGTTTTGTTCCACCATTTTTTACCACATTATTTCCGAATGTCAAGGCGATTACAATATCTGATTGCGCCATTATTGCGTTTCGCGCGTAAAATCCGTCAAATACTTGGACTTTCGCCTCAAACTCTATGGCTTTATTAATATCTTTTATTGATCTTCGGCCTATTGCTAATCCAAACTTTCTGTGGTAACAATTACATGTTCTACCGGGATTATTCACCCAATCAACAGAGCCGTCATCGAAATACGCTTCTAGTTCGATATTTGTTGGCAAGCACAGGTTGAGATTAAATTTTCCGGGATACTTTAAGAAAAGTAAAACAGCAATATGATCTGCCCAAGCTGCGCCACCGCTCACTAAGGTTATTTTGCTTTCGCTATCTAAATATAGCGAATCAATAATCTCCAGTGTTTTTAAACACATCGCTGAATACAAAGACTTGTTTAGCTTTGGACCATCTTCTTTGCGTCCGGCTGTTCCTGCGATAGTAATGGTCATGTTAGAAGCGGTAGTTGAGCACAGCTTTGATTCCTTCATCGTCAAGAACCAAAGATTGTTGGCGCGGCTGTCCATACAAGCCTAATGAATCGGCGTATTCATCGCTCCTAGTAACCGAAGGAAACAAGTAAAAATCAAAATCATTGAATTGCTTTTGCTCGGTATGGTGAAGATCTGCAAAAAGTGCAGCTTTTGCTTTTACTCCGCGAAAATCCTCATTGCAATGAATGATTGCGCTTTGAACAATAGATTGTAGTTTTGGCCCAAACACTTTTGCTTTGTAAAAATTAGAAGCTCCATGTCCATAGACTACGCCCAAGCTTCTTTCTACAAAAACTCCTAGTGGCGCATAAATAATTTCAAAGCTGATGTTTGGCTGTTCTCTGAAATACATAGAAAGAGCTTTGAATAAAATCGAATCTCCAACACCAAAATGATTGCCCGGACACGATCTAATAATTGTTTTTTGCGCAACGCGCGAAAGCTGGTCAATAAATTCGCACAGTGAGTTAAATGCTGCATCAAACATTTCTTCGTTCATTAAGTCGCAGCGAAGCGGCGTGCCCTTGGTAGTCATGCCTAAATTGTTCGAAGAGTGCAAAATGTCACCTAAGGAAATAATATTAAGGCATTCAATGTTAAGATTAAACTTTTTGATATCAGTAATGATTTCCTGCCAATACTTGTTAACGCAATTAACGGTCCACTGAGTTGACATTGATTCACCCCTAAACATAGACTTGGCATTTGATTTTGCACCATAATGCAAGTCGGAAAGAACTGCTAAGAACGAAACTGCATTTTTTTCTTTGGCAACGATTGGCTTATACGTCTTATATGCTGGCGGCCGCCAAGTGTCAAGAAAATTTTCAAGTGGCTTTATTAATCCAGACTGATATTCATTCCACTTTACTGCATCATTTTTTGTTTGTTCCCAATCTTTCTTTTGAAAACGCTGAAGAAGAGAAAATCGCTTTTCGTTCAATAAGTCTCCAACGATTACATCTTCATCTTTTTCGGCTAATTTTTCCTGAGTAACTGGAACCGAGTCATGGGTAAAAGAAAGAATGCGTAAGATTTCCATAAGAACAACTCTTGGAATTTGAAACTTCGCAGAAATTTGATTAATTGATCCTTGTTCGCCGTCAAAATTAGAATAGCTAGAAATAATTGCCTCTACTACTGATGATTCTAAAACAATATTCTTGCCAGCTTTTTTGCAAAAGAATATGTATTTTTTTGTGTCGGAATTATAAACGTATTCTTCAGAAAACTCAAGCGAACTTTTACTATCAAATTTTTCGCTGCAACTGTCTGTTGCCTCTGGCTCTTCAGCGAGCCTCTTTGTGTATTCTTGCGCCTGACGCTCTTTGAGTCCTGTAGCTGCTTGAATATACTTTCTTGCTTCGGTGCGACGACCAGCTAAGATAAGTTTCTTGGCTTTGTCTGAAATGTTTTTATCAATCATAATTTTGCTTACTCTGGAATTGTTAATTTTTGTCTCCAAAAGTCTCTGAGGTAACTTGGCGTTTCTGCTTTTAAAACTTCGTTCCAGTCGTTAAGCGGAGGCTGAACACCTTCGATTCTGGAAAATAGGCCGCTTAGTTTTTTACCTATGACTTCTGTTGCTCTTTGTCCGGCATACTCATTGTGTGTGCCATCTTTGTTCAAAGAAATAAAAATTGTTTTTGTTCCCCACTTGATTAGATTTTTAATTTGCATGGGAAACATTTTTATTCCAAAAAGGCAGATACAGTTTTCTATTCCTGCTTCGTATAACGAAAGAACATCTGATGGTGATTCAACAAGTATTACTTCCCTTGAATACATTATAGCTTTTTTTGCCATCAAAGGAAACAAGAAGTTTTGCTTATCTCCAACTATTTTGTGCTTTAATACATTCTTTGGAACATCATCGCTGTTCCACCGTCCATAAAAGCCTGTTATTTGTCCTTGGTCGTTCCTGAGGTTCATAACAACGCGATTGGCCATTTGATGTTGTTTGGCAATACCAAGCTGAAATCTTTTTTGCACCGCTACGGAAATTTTGCGAGACAAATAGTAGGAGTAGTCTGGAATCAAATTAGATAGCATTGACTCGTCATAGACTTTTGTTTTTTTTATTTCTATAATGTTGGGACGTATGCGAGTTTCTTTTTGAAAAGATCCTAGTTCTTTTAGGAACTTTTCGGTATTTTGTGGGTCGCTGCCAACAGTTAAAGAAATTAAATCTTTTAGGTTGCCTGATTTTTGCGCAGCAAAGTCTACGAATCTACCAGTTTTTTTGTTGATAGAAAGCGAAGAGGGATTGCTTCCGCCGCGATACAAGGCAGCAGAGCGAAAAAAGTCTCCCCCGCCATCCATTGCTACATATCCCATTGACTCAAGAATCGATCTAACGTCAGAAGAATCATAAATTAGGTCTTCGTGATTATCGCTAGGTTCAACAATGAGTGCTCGTTTAGTTTTTGCGTCAAACATTTTATTCCTCTTGATCGTTGGTGGGGTGAAATTCAACTTTAATGCCAAAGCTTTCTTCTAGGTTTTCTTTAACGCCGCCAAGTAGCATCCATAGCTTAGTTTGTTCGTCGTCGTCTTTCTGAGGCTCGTAGGTGCAGTTAAAAAGACAGCCAGTTGTAGTGGCAGCCAAACACATTACTGGAATTCCAATTTTACCAGCTTCCTTGCTAACCTTTTCAAAAAGTTGCAGTAACTTTACTACGTCAGCCTTTGCAACATTAGATAGGTTTTCATAGTCGAGTTCCTTGTTATTAAATTTTACTTTTTTTTCACTCATAATTTTAAAATTCTATCGATCCATCTTCTTCGCTAAATATTTCGCCGCCTTGCGCAAGTAAAATATCATCACGATGCGCCGTGACATATTGTTTTAAGTCTCCGCGCTCTTCAATATGAAAGTTCTTAATATCCAACCTGATATGGTTTTTGCGATATGTGTTGTTAGGCATTTTTACATACTTAATGGCATCTTCTGCTTTTTCGCCTAAATGTCTATGTTTAACGCAAATCATCTTAGCGTTTGCATCGCCGCCTTCTACTGCAACTTCGTCGAGAAGCATTTCGCGCAAAATAAATGAATGCGTGCTTTGTTGAACGATTCTGTCAGAAATTCCAAAAGTGTTTTCAGAGTCATCAACCGAGGCTGAGTTTTTATTCTTTGTGATACCAGAACGATTAAGCTGAAGGCTTGTGTAAAACTGAGTTTTCATTTCGTTGCTGTATAAACTCTTAATGCTTTGCACAAAGCTACCCATAGCTTTCCACTCTGGAGTATTAGGGTCTTCGCCATCAAAAGGCTTGAGATAATCAAGGTGGGTGAAAAATGGATTTCCGCGACCAATGTTTTTATAATAAAACCTTCTAATCATGGATACTGCTTCTCGGCCTGTTTTATGACTAATGTCTCGATAATAATTTTTTAGATTATACTTTTTAATCGTAGCAAAAACATCATTAATCATAATTTTGCGGAATGCTTCGTTGCTCTTCCACTTACCCGACTCTACAGCATGAAAAGGTATTTTGCCGCCAGAAAGCATACAAACAACTCGAAATTGCAATTCTTCTTTGCTCATTTCTCCGTGATCTAAATGTAGAATTGGAACACCGTAGTTTTTTGCGATATCCGTGCAGATAAACATTCCAGAGGTTGTTTTAGAACCGCCGCTCCTAGCTCCTGTAACAGTGATAGAGCCGGGCCTGTATGGTCCGTAAAGCTCATTGTATCGCTTGAACGGTCCGTAGAATCCTTGGGGTTCGGGCTGAGTGTCACCTAAGAATTCTATTTTTTCTTCTAGGTCTTCATAAATGTCTTCAAATTCTTGTGTGTAGTCGTAAAAATCAATGTTGTGGTTAAAGGTTTTGTCTGCTAGTTCTTGGATTTCGTCGTAGGTTTTGCCTTCTGCACCATTGACCATTTCAGAGATTACTTGCTCTGAGGCTTCGATAATGTGTCGCCGCATACTAATCTTTTTTAGTTCTGCTGAATATTTTCGCGTTGAATCTGCTGTTTTTGCATCAGGAAGATAAAATAATGCGTCGAGATAGTCAGCGGCCTTGAATTCTGCTCTGGCATCTAACTTTAAGGCCGTAATGCGCTGTGCAATTAACAATTTATTTAATTCTTGCCCGTTCTTATGGAAATCTTTAACTACGCTCCAAATTGCGCGGTGATATTCATGCGAATAAAAATCTTCGACTTCTAGAAAATCTATGTCGTAAATTACATCTGGATTGTTCAATACTCCAGAGATTACACTTTTTTCTAAATCTGCACTGGCAATTTCTTTTGATTTAAGCATTATTGTTTAGTTTTTCAAATTCTCTTATTTTGTCTACTTGTGATTGTCTTAACCTAACTCTTGATTTCTTTGGCAAAAAATCTTCGTATACTGGTGGCTCCGACTCTTCGACCTTGAATTTCTTTCGTCCAAGATGTAATTTCCACATGTTGCTTATCATGCGATCTGCTCTCTCAGTTTTTAGCCAAGATACGCTTTTCATCACAAAGCCTAGTTCAATAAATCTCCAAAAGTTCCACTCTGGATATTTCTTAAACACCTGAGAGAAGAACATAAATTCTGCTTTCAGCAAAGCTGCTGTGTCTGGTTTTTGTTCTAACAGTCGAGAAAGTATATACTCAATTTTTTGGCCGCGACTATTCTTCTTCGTCTTCGTCTTCTTGAGACTCAAGGAATTCGTGTTGGACTTGTTTGTTTGATTGGATTTCAATTTGTCTTAGGAATTTTGTGGCATAACTAGTTAGTGCTAACGCACAAACCTCATTATCAAAACAATAAATAGGCTGAACGCCGCCTAGCTCGTCTATCCGAAAATAGAGGAAGCCGCCGGTAGTAAATTCGTTAAGTTGGTGCAAAAAGCATTGAGGTAGCTCAGTAGTAGAGATTTTGTTGAGTTTATTATCTTCACCATCTTCAAATTCATGTTCATTTTCTTTGTTCATTTATATCCTCATCTTTTTTTACAGCTAACCTACGAAGCGGAGGAATCGTTTGGTTAGTCAATATATAGTATGATTCGTCAAATGTCAATTTGTTTTTTTCCTCGTCCCAAGCGTAAGAACATAATCCGTTGTGATGATCTTTTTGAAATTCAATTTTATCTATAAGTCTTTTTTTACTTTCTGGCGTTCCATCGTAAACCCAAGAAAGGTGGCGGATAGATTTAGAAGTGTTTCGGGGAATAACGCACCAAGGAACAGAATACATGTTTGCGTCTCCAAATTTGGCGTCGTTATCGTGGGTCCACGCGAAATCTCTTGCCATTCTAAATATCCTTGGAGCAATAAAATTATCAACGTAAGTTTCTGGACTAATCACAAAGTTCTGAAAGGCAACCTTATACCACAAAAAATTCGGAGTGTTTTTCACAAACTTAATAATATCTTTTAGTTGCTCTACGTTGTAATGTTCGTCGGCATCAACGATATACGCAATGTCGCATCCGTCTTCTTTTGCCTCTTCGAGCATTACGTTTCTAATCTCATGTTCAAGATAAGCGTGTTTTAAAAAAACAACTTTATCAATAAGATTTTCTGATTCTAACTTGGCAACCTCTAGTGCTGTTCCGTCCTGACTAACGATTGGTTTACCCATCTTTTCGTATTCACGAAACAATCCGTGAATAAAATAAGTTTTAGAGTTCTCAATGCTTTTCAACGGCGCAACACACTTTCTAATTAAGTGTGCGCACTCGTATCCGGCAATGATAAATGCTATTTTTGGCTCTATTGGAGTTGCAAGCAAATTATATTTTTTCATAGTTCAATGTTGAATTTTTCTTTTATCCACTCAGGCGTGAGCAACTTTAATTCGTCGTAGTAAATTTCAATTAGTCTAATTCCGTTGATTTCGCACCAGTTTAGTTTTTTAGAGTCTCTTTTTATTTGGTTTAGGTATCCAATCACGTTGCCGTGAAAAAATTCCGAGTATTTAGTGTGCTGATCGCCATGACTTTCCACGGCCAATCTTAAAGATGCATTATAAAGATCTAAGCGATAACGAGTTCCAACTAACGGAATTTCTTCATAGCATAAGTGATACTGCCAATAGGGCCGAAAGAAATCTTTTACGCCTCGCTGAAACTTAGAAAGACAAGCTGCGTCCCAATCAGCAGCATACTTTGATATGTTTTTTGATACAACTACGCCGTTTAATTTTTTAAACTTCACAAGATCGCTTTGAATTTTTCGTAGTAGAATTTAACTACTTCTGGATGGTTTTCTAGTTCTTGATAGAAGTTGTCTTCGCCTTGAATTTTTTCGGGAAACTCAAAGCCAGCGTCGGCAATTTCTTTCACAGTGTCTGGAGACATGGTGATCCAAGATGTTTTCTTAATAGCCTTGCCCCAAGAAAACAACATATCGCCAATTTCTCTTTCTAGCCAGACCCCTGAGGGTTTGCGGCCAAATTTAATTGGATATGTCGTGGTGATTAGCTTGCTTTTTTCTAAGACTGACTTTAAGATAGTAACCTTGACTAGTTTGCCTAAGGCTCTGGTCTTGCCATCGTCTAAAGTTCCGCCAGAACTAGGCATAATAAAATCTCCTTTATATGACATTCCGTATTCTATGATCCAATCAGCAGCGTGATTTAATGCAGAACCACCAGAAAAATTTCCTAGTCTTGGGGCTTGCTTTGCGTAAGGGTTGATTTTAATATCAGAGGTAACTTGAGACATAGCTATTAAAAAATGACCGCGCTTGAAAAGCGAAACGCTTAACTTTTGAAACATTTTCTTGGAAAGCGAAGGAACTCCCGCTACTTTTGATTCGCCGTCAATTTCTTTTTTAGAATCTGCTTCTAAAATCAAACCATCAACAGAATCCAAAACGAACCCATAACATGTTCCTTCGGGATTGTTAATCGAAAGATCTGCCATTACCTTAATAAAGGTTTCAAAGATATTTGTTTCAAGAATAAAAACAGTACCGTCTTCCCAATCTTCGGCGTTATATACAAATTTTAGTCCACAGCGAGTGATCATTTCTTCAGATAGACCTCTGCCTTCTGCTAATACCCAAACACTTTTGCGATTTTTACCAGAGATTAAAAAGTTTCTTAAAATCTCTAGGGCCTGACTACTTTTGCCGGAACCTGCTGGTCCACAAAGCCTTACGACTCCGGGCGTAATAGGACCAAGCAGCGAGTCAAGTATAAACGAACCAGTAGAGCATTGCCAAGTCTTTCTTTCGTGAAAATTGTAATGGGTGTCTTTGGTAGCCTTGAGTGTTGCGGCTAAAACAGACTTTCCTGTTGCAACAGGCACAGCCTTCTCAATGAGTTCTTTGTCTTCGATTTTTTTTAATGTAATTGCCATAAATTACTTTTCTCCTTTTTCTTTTTCGGCAATTTTATTAAGAGCCAGAAATATTTTTTCATCAGGCACGTCCTTAACCGCTTTCCACATAGAAGTATCTTCGCCTAGCTTTTGCATAGACACCAAGAACTTATCAAATGTAATTCCTTTTTCTCCAAGCTTGTCTTCTAACAACTGTTGTGGACTAAATTTCTTAGTCATTGTTACGGCACTATCCTCGCCTTGATTTTTCGATACTTCGTCTTGAGCAACAATGTGAATTCCTAGAAAGTTTCGCACAGCGCGGCAAAATCCACGGTTCTCTGCGATTTCAACAAGATATCTTTGTGCAAAGCTATCGGTATTTCCAAGGTGGGCCGAAGCAAGTGATGAAAATTCCACGAAGCGAAAATCTGTTTCAAAATTAGGAAGCCAAGTAATTGTTGTTTTGATTGAAACGTATTCTGGACTCGTAATGATTGCCTTGTGATTAACGCGGGAATATCCACGAAGCTTTGCTACTTCTTTTAGCGCGGGAAGTAAAATTAAAACTTCTTTGTCTTTAAGTCCTTCTGCTGATTCTGGAACTGCCTTGCCGTATTTCTTAAATTGTTCAGCATTAGGCACAACATATTCAGCGTTCAACATTGCTCGCCAATCAACGTATCCTTGCGGCGTTCTAGCGTGGTGGATCGAAGCGACCAATCCTTCATCGTCTCGGCAAATCGCACTTTTAGTGTCAAGTGTGTGTTCTCGCTCTGGCACTAAAAGATTATTAACTTCAGCGATGTCTTCTTCTGTTTTTTTGCTTGCTCTTGGCATTTTATTTATTAGTTATTTTGTTTTTTTGTATATCCACTGTGATTCTGCATCGGACCAAAACAAAGGATCGTCGATGATTTGAGCTTCGTTATCGGTGCTGTCTCCACTCTCTACTATTATATTAGCATTTTTATGCGATTTGGAAAGCGTCAATCCAGCCTTTGTTAGTAAAAACTTCGATGTTCTAAAATGAGTGGCGGCTTTTAACGAGTCTTTTTGTTCGTCTGTAACAGAATCTAGGCTAAACTTTTTTTCCTGTTGAATAATTGCAAAGTCAGAAAATCTAATTCTTTGTGAGTCTATCCAATCAGAACTTTCGTAACACGGAATGATGTAATTGAGATTTGATTTTGCCAGCTTTTTAACAAACTCAAGAACTTCATCACAGTTTTCTTTTTTAAGTTCCACTGCTAACACTTTGATGTTTTTTGATAACGACTTATTAAAAATTCCATCTGAAATAACACGATCTGTAATTATGTAAAAACTCCGTCCTAGCAAATTCTTAAACAGCGTGTCTTCGTCAGGATTTCTATTGAACCATAGATTAAATGACAAATCAGAATATACCGAGGGATTCATCACAAAAGAATTGTCGAACTCAAAAAGTCCTTGTCCGTACTTAGGCCCAATCCAAAGCGTTTCGATATTTATCTCTGCGTCTATCTGCATTGCTTTGAGGATTGCCTGTGCGACGTTTTCGGGCTTAATTAGGTTGATTGTCTTGGGACTTTCAAACGATTGGTAGGAAGGCAAATTTCCATTCCTAGTGCTTTCAATAAATATCGAGTTGGGATTAGTTAGCCAACTTTCGTGCGGTCCGTGATTTTTCATTGAAGTCGAACCAAAAAGTTCAACCTGCGTTGTTCCAAAAGATGCGGCCATGTGTGCACTGAAACTATCATTTGACAGGTGGCACAACGAGTTTTTAATTAAAAATGCTGTTTGATTAATCGAGGTTTGCCCACAAAGATTGTGTGCGTGAAGCACAGGCAAATCTCCTTTTGTTCCGATTTGAACGACTTCGATTCCTCGTTCTTCCAAGTGCGTGAAGATTAATCTTATTACATCGCTCCAATATTCGTAGTTCTTAGCTGTTTGACCAGAAGAATTGTGAATGGTGATGTATTTTTCAAATGGCAGTGCCACACCAACAGTTCTAATGTCGGGCTTGCCAATTTCTAGGCCCGAGGCCCGACTATATATATCAAGTAATTTAGACATTTTTAATTTTGAGAAAGGTATCCTAAATACTTTTGGGTTAAAATAAATGGGTTTATGTAAACATCAACGAGTTTTGGTCTGCCACCGAAACCGCAAACTAACATTTCGTTGTCGAGCATTGGGGAGTATTGAACAATCTTATGGATGTTTTCGTTGCCCTCAACAAGCTCAAAGTTCTTTTCGTCTGTAACAAAATAAACATCGTGTTCTGGATATTTGTTTTTAATATCGTCAAGCAGGGAAGTCACAATAAATACATCGCCAATGCTTTCTTTGGCAACAAGCATTAGTTTTTTGCGGCCATTTTCAGGCTCAAAAATATCTTCAATACGAATTTCGTCTAAAAGAGCGTTGTCTTTCATGGCTTCTCCAATGAAAAAGCGGTGAATATCTTGTCTTGGTGTTCCATTTTCAAGTTGATTTAGCCAATTTTCAACACCAGAATCCTTGCGCGACGGATTCATCAACAAGATATTATTATACAAGTCTTTAATAAATTCAAAGTTATCTGCGATATTAGGAATCTCATAAGAAGCATTTTTACGTGCTTTGCCGCGAGGAACCCAACCTTCCCAATCAATCGCATCGCAAGACTCAATAAATTCTTGAACCTTGTTCGTAACTGAGGATTTTGAAAACTTGTTTGTTGCCCAGGCTCTTCCTGCGTTTTTTATGTTGTTTAGTTTGTTTTCTGAGGCTTCTGAGACTGCCCTGAAAAACTTAACAATAGAATTAGAATTAGGAACGTATTTTTTAAAGTTTGTTCCTATTTCTCTTGTGTAGCTGCCTTCAATAGAGTGAACAAATGGTTGTGCGGCAAAATCTTCTCCACAACTATAAGGAGTAGTTGCCAGTGGAAGTCCGCACAACAAGGACTCTACGTTGAAATATTCTAGTCCCCCACTATTAAACACGCTACTTGATGCGTCAGAAATTCCATATACAATTTGCGCTAATTCATCTTCGGTGATTGTTGAGTCAATTCCGGGCGTAAACAGTTGATCTTTTGCTCCACAAGCTTTGCAAGCAATTCCGTCTCCAGCATAAGGTTTGATTTCAATATGTCCGCAGCTTTTGCAAAAATAAGTTGCGAGAATATCTTTTTGATCTAACTTTAATTCGTCTATTAGTCCCTTGATATTCCAACCTTCGGACCAATTAGTATGAAACAATAATTTTATGTTTTTATTGGAAATCGTTTTCTTGGCTTTGGCTAATGCTTCGATATTGGCCCAAAATAATTTACGACTTTGATTTCTACCTAGATAAAGAAAAATCAAGTCGTCTCTAGCGATTCCAAACCTATCGCGTAATTCGTTTTTTTCAGACTTGCTAATTGGCTTGAATTTATCAGAGTCGCTGGCTCCGCCAAGAGTTTTAACGTGAGAAAATCTTTCAGCGTCTTCTTGCTTGAGTGCGTTTTCAGCGAAATTAGACCACATCCAAACATTAGGACATTCGTCTGCCCAAATTTTATATTGTTCTAAAATCGGCAAAGAATCAGCAGTTGACCATTGAACAAAATTTTGCTTGATTTTATTAAACCAATCTGCGCCGAGATAAACTCCCGAATCGCTGCTCCAAATATCCTCGATATGAAAAACCACATCGAGTTTGTTTTCGGTTACGAATCTTTCTACGGTTTGGTTTCCATAAGCAACCCATCTTTGATAGGCTTCGTCAACTTTCCATCTTGCTTGATCTACATTACTTGGAATTGCGCCAGTGGTTTTCCAAGGCCAGCGAGCAAACTCTGGATTGTTGTTGGAAAGTCCTTGGGCCAGTAAAAAGATATCGCAAACATCGCGCTCGTAAAGTTCTGATAGAATTAATTTGGCGTTGCGAGCAAAGCCTGTTTTTAGCGAAGGATGGCTTGTGATAAAGCCAACTTTTAATCGCTTTTTGCTTGGCTCAATGAGATTTTCTGTTGATTGCATTTTTAAAAAATAAAGCGCGGGAAGTTTTAATTTCTATCCCGCGCTCACTACTAGCCACCTAAAGATTAGAACAAGTCTTCTTCGTCTTCGACGATATCCGTATCGTTGCGGTCTTGTTCTGGCTGTGCCTTGTTTGTGGGTTTACTTGTTGATTTACGAGCGGACTCTGTGAGGCCGTTATATTCAGCAAATCCGTTAAGCTCTTGCTCTAAAAATACTTCTACTTCAGAGTAGTCGTAAACCTCTTGGCCGCGAAGCGTAACACTAGTCGGACGAGGAAGATCTTCGCCAGAAAATTTCCAGCCAATCATTTCGCCGTTTTGCCTAACTGATGCTCCGGTCTTGTTGTTTTTATTAACATAAACAGAGATTTGAATTGGTGTTTCAACGTCCTGTAGGGCGAGAAATGAATTTGCTAGTGAACGGCCCAGCTTAGTATATCCCAAGTTCACAAGATAAAGTCCTTCTTCATCTTCAAGGCGAATGTTAAAAGTTCTCTGTGGAGAGCCTTCCCAAACGTCTTCTTTGGTTTTTACTTGAATCAGCTTGCCAGTGATATTCTTGATTTGCTTATCAAGCTTATTCCATTGGCCCGCTTCGTCTGGAGTGCTTACCTCAAAAAATGGGGCAACATCTTTTCCGTCTACTTTGCTGCGAAGTCTAAAAGAATAGACATTGCGATTTGATTTAGTGTTTCCTTCGTCGAACATATTATTTTGTTTTTATTGTTTTTTGTTAGAGAGCAGAACGCTGTTCTCTTTCTATTATAGCGTCTTTTGTGTGGTCAGACAACTACAAATTGTTTTACTTTTGCTTTTGTTTGCGCAGTTTTTGATTGTGCGCCTTGATAGCTTCGTTGTTTTGCTTTTTTGCTGCGTTAATGGAATCTTCTCTTTTTTGCTTAGATGCGACTGCAAGCGGGTCTACTCCGCCATTTTTTTCTGCTCGCTTTAGTCCTAGCTCCTTAGCTCTATCGAATAACGAGCCAAGAGTGCCTTTATCCCTTGTTTTTTCCACAAAAGACTTGCTACTCCAAGGATCAATTTTCGTGTCAATTCCTGCTTGTGGAACCGTGTAAATTCTTTGCCAAGCAACGCCATTTTCCGAATAGGTGTGTTCGTCAATCATTGATTGAATAACTTCTTTTACTTCTAGCGTTTTTTTATTTTCAAAAAGGTAGATCGGCATAATTTAAATCTTTGCGTTCACGAGGTTTCTATCGGCTTCATTAAAAGCGTAAGCAACTCCAGAGCGAGTGCTTGAAAGATAACTATTGAGAACAGTTCCGCAGTTTTTGGCCGAAGAACTATCGAAAGTAATTGATTTTTCGTAAGGAATCCCAAGCGATGCTGCTTCGGTTATGGCACATTGATTAGAGCCGAGAAATATAAAGTCCCAAGAATATTTACTTCGCTGGTGTTCGATTTTATTCTTAAGATCGTTGCGAGAAAAATATTTGCTGGCATTTTCATATCCATCAGTAAGAATAACAAAAATAACCCTGTTTGGCCTGTCTTGTTCAGATGTTTCTGCAAGTTGTTTGCCAGTATCATCGATTGCTGCACAGGCTGCGTCAAACAATGCTGTGCTGCCAAGTGGCCTGATCTTAATATTAGGAACGTCTTCAGCATCAATCATCACAAAATCTTTCTTAACGTTTGCTGAAAACGGAAAGTGAGAAATCAAGCATTTGCCTGAAATTTCGCGCTGTTCTTCGATGAGGGTTTTAATCGACTGCTCAAGATCGTCTTTGATGTTGGCCATCGAACCGGAATTGTCTACAACAAAGCAGACTAGTGTTTTATCTTTCATAGTTTGTTTAACTTTTTAGGGTATGTGTAATGATTTTTACAGTTTTTTCATAGGAGAATTCGTCTTTTAGTTTTTCTCCTTCGGTATTTCTATTCTTACTTATTTTCACTGATTCTTCAAGCGCGGCGGCTACGTCATCATTGTTCCAGTCGTACCAGAACCCTTGATTAAATGGCTCGCCGTTCCTAAAGAAAATGTTGTCTACTGCTGGTCTAAATCCACAAGGCTCTACAAGAATAGAGTTTTCGCTGTTGCAAAAATCTTTGTGAACATGAGCGTTAAGCACCACGGCGTTTTTCCCTAAGCATAAGCTGTGAAACAACGGAAGATTGAATCCTTCAAAAGAACTTAGTCCGTCTAGATTAACATCTACCTGATTAAGCAATTGGTTTACTTCAGCATTGGTTTGAAGCCTTGGATAAAACTGAACGTTCCAGTAGTGTTTGTCGAGTTCCTGCGAAAGATATGCTTCTTGTTGGTCCACAGGAATAAATGGATTTGTAATCAAACATTTGAGTTGATACTTTCTGTTGTTACCAAACAGCTTGACCCAAAGCTTGAGAGTTTTAACGGTATTCTTTCTTGATTCAAGTTTTCCTGTAAGGCCAAAGGTCGTAACTGTGTCAGGATAAAACTGTTTATCTATGCGATGAAAGTTTGCTTTGTCAAATCCAAGCGGACAATACACAACTCGTTCAGCACCAAAGGTTTCAAAAACCTCTTTTGTTTCTTTGGAGGAAACTAGGGTTGCCTTTTGATTATTGATTGCATTGATTTCTGACTGCGTGCAAGAATTAGTTTCGTGAAAAGTAAACAGTGATTGTTCTTTGGATACGGATTCAAGGCTTCCGCTAAGATGCCATAGTTTAAGCGCGGGATTATTTCTACTGTGGCTTTCTTGAAAACCACCAATGCGCGTTTTTAGCCATTCGAAGAATTCCTTGTCTGATATGTCTTGCGCGGAAACATCTACTTGTCCAATTGGCAGGATGTCAGGATCGTAGCCTTGATTTTTAAATTCTCGTAACAAGGCATAATTTACTTGTCCAAACGATACTGATTGAAGACTTAGTTGTGTGGCAAAATTCATTTAATGTCCTTTACGAGTTGTCGCGCCAAAATTTTAACAAAAAGATTGTTGATTTCGGCTGATCTACCCTTTTCTTTGAACCAAAAGATCGGATAATCTGCCTTTTTTTCAATAAGCGGAGAGTTTTTAATTTCACTTTCAATGTTTGATTTCAGGTAATATCCATCGGGCGTTACCAAGCCAAGGTGTATAATTTTTGCGCCAACGCTTTTGAGTGTTTCTAGTTCGTCTGATTCTCCATATTCGTCAAATCTCAAATCGCTAACAAAGATTGCTGCGAGTGAGTTTAACGATGGACTATTTGCGATTTTGTTTAACAGTTTGTTCACGAAGTAGTGTCCGCGAGTTCTTGACCTATGAACGGCAGCAACAGTTACAAGCAGCGGTCGTACAAGTTCTTTTTCTTGATCCGAGCAATTATGAATGTCAATGCCGAACTCGTTCATTACGATACACTTACAAGAGTTTTTTAATGGTTCCGCTAGGGATAATTTAACAGATGAAATACCAGAAAGTTTAAAGTTTTGGATTAGTCGGTCGCAAAGCGTGTCTTTGCCGACTCTTTTTTCTGCGCCAACAGCGAAAATTTGAGGAAAGCTCATGTTAGTTATTTTTGATTTTTTCTTGTGTTTGGTCTAGCCTGAGTGCTTCCATAGAATTAAACAGCTTGATTAGCGATTGAATATCATCGTTAGCTATGCGCAATGGATCTGGAGCAACAATAGAGCCTTTTGCAAGCGTGTTTGAATACTCTGTGAGGATTTGGCAAATAGCATTAATAGTGCTGCCGTCAATAGAAACAGACTGATTCCAAGAAATCAATGGTTTTTCAAGCACCCAAATCTTAGACTCGTCAATTTCGTGTATGATTCCGTTTGCAGCTAGGTCTTTTAATGCTGCCACGTAGAGTTTTTGTTGCATGTCAAGAGAAATTTCTAGGTCTATCTCTGGCATATCACATGCGATATCAAAAGAGTCTGACTGCATGAAGTGGTTTAATAATTTGGATTTGAGTTCTTGGATTGTCATTTTTTAGTGATTGGCGCATCGAGAGTTGCGCCTGTTATCTATTATAGCGTATTTGTGGTGATATGTCAATTTTGAGTTTGCGCCGCGCCGTTGTTCACCGCGATTATTTTAATTGCGAATGCTGTACCAAATAGTTTGGTGTTCTTGATTGGTGGTGTGAGTACGTAGTACGAGTAAACGCTTATCAAGCGAAGTATTTATAAAGAAAGAAACCTATCAATAACCCTATTATGAAATCTGGAAAAAAGAAAGCCCAAGTCTTGACGTAGCGATAGCGGAGTCAATCCACCATTAATGACAAAACCCTATTTCAAATCCTATTATTAAAAAGACATTCTTTATAATATCCCGCCGAACAATTCACCACACATTAAAGCAGCGCAATTATTATCAAGAGGATTGATTAACAAGTTTTAATAGTGAGTCAGCGTTACGATATCGTAGCTATCGCTACTCTACTCGTAGATTTTTGCTATCGCAAAAACAACGAGGTCTCTATTAAAGAATTATTAACTTCTGATACATTAAAAAATCAATTTATTATGTATTGCTTTTTAAAAGAAGTTTCACAAGTCTTCCCCGATTGTACAGCTTTCGAGAAAAATATCCTCTCATATTTAGCCAAGCCCCATTTTGTGCAACTATTAGGATGCTACGTTCGCACCTTTTCGGCCTACTCGCCTATAGTCTGGATCACTTAAACTAACTGTTTATTACAAAAAGGCGAAACAATTCAACTTGGCTTGCACATTCTTCCCCTCATTCCTAGATAATGCCGTTCACGTATTTCGCATTCGCCAGTTATTCTTTCACACTGGACGCTTTCTAGGAGAGATGCCTTGCGGCCTACGGTTATCGGGTAACAATTTGATTTTATTAACGGTTGCAACACCCAAGAAAATAATAAGTTGATTAAATTCTCCTTGGTTAGTGTCACTAAGATAAGCCTTGTCTCTGTATTCTGTAGCAGTGGGTGTTTGGTATGGCCCCCGTCTGCGTTCGCCACCTATTAATATATAATAGCTTTTATTTTGATTTTATCAATAGTTTGTTTTTTATTTTAGTAAATTTTGGCGAAATAGTTTGTATTTGCAGAACGCTTATCCACCTTTACGATGCGAGCACTGGAACTGAAGTGCAAACAACAACTGCGCTACTTTTTGTTGCATTCAATATATTATAGCAGATTTTGTGGTGATTGACAATAAAAATTGTTAAATTAAGCGTTAAATTTAAATTTTGTTTGCGTGGCTGTAAAATAATCAAGGAACAAGGATGAAGTCAGGATATTTTTCTAAGAGAAAGTTTAGTTATGGAACTTTAGGTGCAGGACCGGTCAAGCAACCGTTTGAATTGGTTATCACAAC